ACTAACCCACGCAACCCACATTGGTTTCTACCAGGGTAAGTAATTAGCCCTAGCTAAATAAGCTGACAAGCCCCAAGCGTGTAGGTTCGCTTGGGGCTTGTCTTTTGCTAGGATTATGGCAACAAAGGGAGAAACCTACATGAGCAAGACCAAAAGAAAACTAAAAGGCACTGTATCTGTCTTTAGCAACTCGCCAGGACAGCCCACCGGATACGGCCAAGCCACCGATGCCCTAGTCAAACTGCTAAAGCGTGATGGTGCGAATGTTGCCTCATTGTCTAACTATGGGCATGAAGGCATCAACACGATCTACAACACCGAATACGGCGAGATTCCAATCTATGCCAGAGGCTCTGAGTCCTACTCAAACGATGTTGCCCCAGCTCACCACAAGCATTGGAAAGCCCTAAACGCCGACCAGCCAGATTTGATGATTACCCTCTACGATGTCTGGGTTCTAACATCTAAAGCTTTTGACAGTATTCCTATTGCAAGCTGGACACCGATTGACCACAACCCAATTCCACCAGCAGTTCTAAAGTGGCTACAAAAAGAAAATGTCACACCGCTTGCTATGAGCAAGTTTGGACTAGACCAGATAAACAAGGCAGGTGTTGAGGGGCACTACATCCCTCACAGCATTGACACCAAGGTATTCAAGTTCACAGACAAGATTGACGGCTTGCCAGTTGACAAATACATGGGCTTTGAAAATGACCGCTTTGTAGTTGGTATGAACGCTGCTAACAAGGCATCAGGTATCTTGCACCGCAAGGCTTACTCAGAGAACATGATGGCCTTTGCCATGTTTGCCCGAAAGCACCCAGACGCAATGCTTTACATCCACGCAGATGCAAGCTCACCTCATGGCTGGAACCTTATGGCACTTGGCCAGTTGCTCGGTATCCCGATTGACAACATGACCTTCCCTGACCCACTTGCTTACAAGTATGGGATGCCACAATCTACCCTTGCAGGTATCTACTCAAGCTGGGATGTGATGCTTGCTACCAGCTATGGTGAGGGCTTTGGTATCCCAACAGTCGAGGCTCAGGCCTGTGGTGTGCCAGTTATTGTCAGCAAGTTTGCCGCTAGTCCTGAGTTAGTTGGAGATGGTTGGGCAGTATCAGGTCAGCCACTCTACGATCCAGCACAGCACTCATTCTGGAACATCCCATCGGTGCCAGAGATAGTAGAGGCATTGGAACAGGCCTACGCTAAGGGCAAGAACAAGTCGGCTAAGGCAGTCGAGTTCGCACAAAACTTTGACCATGAGAAGGTTTGGCAAGAGAACTGGATGCCGGTGCTAAAGAAACTACTCAAGTGATTGCTTGGGTATCTCACCACTTACCCGACAAAGACGGCAAGCTAGTCGGTGGAGCAGAGATGACAGATGAGGCACTGCTAACAGATGCCCCTACTGATTACACAATCATCAAGCCTGAGAACTGGAAGCAAGCCCTAGAGTTTGACAAAGTAGTTATTACAGGCACAGACCTGCTGACCCCATTTGCGATGACACAGCTTGCTAGGAAAAAGCCTGTTGTTGCTGTTCATCACTTGCAAACAAGAACCGATGAGAGACAACAACTTTTGAGCTCTGCTTCAATACTTATTTGCCATAGCCCTAGACACCTAGAGCTTGAGCTCTCTTGGACTAAGCCAAAGCAAAGCACTTGGATTATTAGCCCACATGACCCTGCTGAGTTCACATCTAAACCCAAAGAGGACTTTGCACTTTGGGCTGCAAGGATGCACCCTCAGAAGGGTCCAGCTCAGGCAATTAGTTGGGCAGCAGATAACGGTATAACCCTAGAGATGATGCATGATGAGCCAAGGTCTGTGGTGCTTGAGGCTATGAGTAGAGCCAAACACTTTGTATTCTTGCCACAAGCCTTTGATGCCGAGCCAAGAACAATCATCGAGGCAGTCTTGTCAGGTTGCCAGGTACACACAAATGACTGGGCTGGCATAAGCTCAATACCGAACTGGCGTGACCCAGAAACTATGGCTAATTTGGTCAGCAACTCAAAGGAATTATTTTGGCAGACAGTGCTTCACTAGTTGGTGCTTGCTGGGGTCTTAGATACCAGCCCTACATTGCAAGATGGTGGGAAAGCGTTAGGAACCTAAACACCAAGCCAGATGAGATAGTCCTAGCAACCTCAACAGGTGATCCTTGTGGGTTGCTGGCAACTATCCCTGAGTGGGTAGACATTCCGATTGTCAAGCTAGAGATTGACTCCGATGACCACGATGTTATCTGGCCAGCAGGTGCTAAGGCAGCAACAAAAGACTGGATAGTTGGGATGCCAATAGATGACCAGTATCACCCACAAGCCCTAGACTTCCTTTCTGAGGTAGATGGGGACATTGTTATTGACCGGTGCCAGTTCCTACAAGGTGGCGAGTGGGTACCAACCTGGAACACAAACAACACCCACAGCCGAGGTTTTGCACCTGCTGGCATCGGACCCTTTAGGCGAACCCTGATGCCAATGTACCTAGAGTCTTTGGAAGTTTATTGGTGTGATTGGCTTTTCTACTTGCTGGCAGTTCAGCGAGGTGTCAAGGCTTACAAGACAGACAACTATCGCATTATTCACGATCTAGGGCATGACCATGAAACAATGTCTGGAACTAACAGCGACAGTGCAAAGAGGCAATGGGCTGATGACCAGCTCAACGCAAAAAGGGCCGAGCTAGGGCTTTAGAGAGTATCCTTTTTAGCAGATAGACTAGGAGAATCATGAGCATAACCAATGGGTACGCCACACTTTTAGATGTCAAAGCTGCTTTACGCATCCAAGATAGCATTGACGATAGCTTGCTAGAAACAGCCATCGAGTCTGCCTCAAGACTTATTGACGGCTTTACAGCTCGAAGCTTCTCCAACGCTGGTACGGCGGTAAGGAACTTTGCTGCCACCGATGCCATCAACCTAATTATTGACGATGCAATCAGCGTGACCAAGGTTGAGTCAACAGACGAGATTGGCGACACTTACACAGAGTGGAACGCAACTGACTACCAGCTTGAGCCAGTAAACAGCAGAGCCGATGGACTCTACTCGCCTTACACAGGTATCCGAGCTGTCAACACTTACACTTGGCCAGTCGTTGACTACCAGGCACTTGTCAGAATCACCGGCACTTGGGGCTGGGCATCTGTGCCTACCGCTGTCAAGCAAGCCTGTGTGATTCAGTCATCTAGGATTTTCAAGCGTTTAGACTCACCCCTTGGAGTTGCTGGCTTTGGAGACCTAGGAGCTATCCGAGTTGGTCGCTACCTTGACCCAGATGTCGAGCAACTACTTATGCCTTACAGAATCATGAGGAACTTCGGCTAATGAGCATCAGCCTAATTAGGCAGGGCCTAGCCACTAATCTTGCAACCATCCCAGGCCTTAGAGCTGTCGCTGAGGTTCCTGATCTACCAAACCCACCTATCGCCATTGTTGCCCTAAACTCTGTGACCTACGACAGAGCCTACGCAAAGGGCATGACTAGCTACCTATTCACAGTTACTGTCATTGTTGGCAGGGTTGCTGAAAGGGAAGCACAAAGGCGACTTGACACCTACATCTCTACTGGGTCTAGCAGTGTCAAGTATGCGATAGAATCAGACAAGACTCTCGGTGGTAATGCCTACGATTGCCGAGTAGTGTCAATGGACTCAGTTGGTTCATTGAACATCAGCGACACCACATACCTGGCTGCTGACTTCTCGGTCACAGTCATAGCAAACTAGGAGAAATAACATGGCAAAGTTTTACGCACAAGACTACAAGATTACAATCGGCACAGCCGTACTAAGCGAGGACATCGCTTCTGTGACTCTTGACATCACCTCAGACGAGGTAGAAACCACAGCATTTGGTTCAACTTACCGGACCCGAATTGGTGGCCTAAAGGATGCATCTGTATCCCTAGACTTCCACCAAGACTTTGGAGCAGGATCAGTTGACGCTCTACTATTCCCACTTATGGGTTCAACAGTTGCAGTAAAGATTGCACCTACTTCAGGTACAGTCACCGCAACCAACCCTGAGTACCGCTTCACAGCTCTAGTCACCCAGTACCAGCCATTCGCCGGTGCCGTTGGTGACCTTGCTACCCTATCTGTGACTTGGCCTGTATCGGGTGAAGTTGTAAGAGGAACCGCACCAGCTGCATAAGCTGATAAGGTAAGAGCATGAAAATAAACCTACAAGTAGAGTTCAGCGACAAGCCTGGTGAACCTAAAGAGGTCACCTGCCTAGCATCCGACATGGTGAAGTTTGAAACACACTTTAACATCTCCATTGCGAATCTAGACAAAGACCTCAAAATCACACACCTGCTTTTCCTAGCTTGGGCAAGTGAAACACGCACCAAGGCAACTGCTAAAACCTTCGATGAGTGGATTGACGGAGTTCTATCCGTATCGGCCTCTGACGACCCAAAAGCATAAAGGGTCTCGGAGACCAATCAGCTCATTGGTTTATAGCATCTCTGGCAGTCGAAACTGGCATCAGTCCTAGAGAGTTGCTGGAACTCGATGAACGAATGCTCTGGACAATCAGCCGGTATTTGATTTTCAAGAATCAAAGCCACAGCTCTAAAAGATAAGCCCCCCAAAAGGGGGTTTTTCTTTTGGGTAGAATTAGACAAGTAATCTATCTAGGAGTCCTGTGACTACAAAAATCCGCATTGAAGGTGTGAAGGAAACTTTGCAACTGTTGGATGCTGTGCAGCCAGGAAGCATCAGGGAACTACGCAAAGACATCAAGCGTATTGCCGAGCCAGCAGTCACAGCCATCAAGGCAAGCCTGCCAAAGACAGCACCACTATCAGGCATGAATCACTATGGCCGTACACGCTTTGCAGGTGCAGTTGTAAAGGCCAACCTAGATCTCCGAGCTAACAGGCTAAACAACACACACTCGCTAGTAAGGCTTGAGGTTATCTCTCCTGGCGATGCTGTTGGTCTTGAGATTGCTGACATGGCTGGTAGACGCACAATGCAACATGGTCCACGCTTGCCTTATGAATACAAAGGCAGAGGTCGCATAGGTGGCTCAGGCCGTCAAAGCCCAACCAAGTCAAGGCCAGTTGTTAGGCGTGGCAACAGCCGTCAATTCCAGTACCGCATCAACGGGCAGGGTAAGGGCATGACCGATAACTTAGGTGGCGTGCCATCTCGCTACATCTACCCAGCCCTAGCTGGCAAGGTAGACGGCATTGCTGCTGACATGCTAAAAACACTTGAAACCTATGCCAACAAAATCAACCAAACACTTAAGGTTCGCTAATGGCAATTAGAATCCCCATCCTCACCAGCTTTGACCCTAAAGGCCTAAAGCAAGCTAACGCTCAGTTTGCCAAGCTACAAACCTCAATGGGTTCCCTTGGTAGGAATTTTGCCGTTGCTGGTATCGCCATTACTGCTGCCTTTGCAGCCATCGGCAGAAGCGTTGCAGATGCAGCTGAGTCCCAGAAGGTCTTTGCCCAGACTGAGGCTGTGCTTAAGTCAATGGGAACTACTGCCAATGGAACTGCAACAGACCTTGCCAACATGGCATCTGCCCTGCAAAAGACCACAGCCTTTAGCGATGAGGCTATCCTTGCCGGTGCTAACTTGCTACTCACCTTCAAGAACATCCAGAACCAGGCAGGTGCTGGCAATGACATCTTTGACCAGACCGCGACACTTATGCTCGATGTTGCAAGAGCTATGGGCACTAGTGCTAGTGGCGAGGCCATCAGACTTGGTAAGGCACTCAACGATCCTGTAAAGGGAATCTCTGCCCTTACTCGTGTTGGTATTCAGTTCACTGACCAGCAGAAGGCACAAATCAAGGCACTAGCCGAATCAGGCGACTTGATGGGTGCTCAAAAGATTATCTTGGCTGAGCTACAGCAACAGTTCGGTGGCTCTGCTGCTGCCTATGCAGGAACTTTTGCAGGACAAGTTGAAACCCTAAACAATGATCTAAATGACCTATCCGAGGAAATCGGCTTCATGGTCATGCCAGCTATAAAAGAACTGGTGTCAGAGTTTAGAGATCTAATCCCAGTAATCGGTCCACAGTTCAAAGCAGCTATTGAGTCGGTAGACATCCCTGCTCTGGTGACCAATGTGGTCAATCTAACTAAGTTTCTTGTTGAGAATGCAACTACCATTGCCAACCTGGTTATCGGAGTCTTTGCACTCAACACAGCCTTCAAAGCTATGCAAGTTGCCATCGGTATTGGCAATGTCGCAATAGCACTAAAGACCTGGTATGTGGCCCAACTTACTACAGGCATGAACTTTGCCACTATCGCTGCTGGCAAACTAAAGACCGCACTGATGCTCGTTGGGGTTGTTGCTGCTGTAGCAGCAGTAGTGACAGAGTATGTCCGGCTAAAGGGGGCAGTCGAAAAATCTACAACTGCTCTTTCTGATTTTGACACAGAGGTTGTCGCTGTTAGTGGGGCAGCATCAAAGCTAAACCCAATCAACACCATCTGGCAGAAAATAACCTACTCAATTTTGGGAGCTATTACTGCCCAAAAAGAGTTCAATGGATTGCCAGCAGTGAAAACAGTAGACCCTAGAGCTGGTAGCAACTATGCACAAGGCTTTAGGGACAGATTAGGTCGCCAAGCCGCAGATAATGCTCTTAACCCAGACCTAAACCTAGACCTTGACCTAGACCTACCTACTGGTGGTGCTGCACCCAAGATGCTTTCGCTTGGTCAAACTCTAAAGCGTGAGGCAACTGTTGTAAAGAAACAAGCCAAGCTAGTTGCTGCTGGTGTTAGCGAGGGGCTTGCTGCTCGACTTACTTCTGGTGCAACACCTGTAAAGCGAGCTAACAAAGCCTTAGCTGCTATTACTAAGAACAACGGCAAGCTAACCAAGAACCTAAGAAACATGGAGAGGGATCTAAAGATTGTTGCAGACGCAGCAGTCGAGGCAGTCACTACGGCTGAGGAACCTATCAAGGACACCTCTGTTGAGGATGCTCTAGCCGCTAAGCAAAGAGCCTATGAGTCTTTTGCAGATGCAGTAAAGAACACCTTTGCCTCAATCAAGGACTCAATCCTTGGAGCCTTTGATTTGACCCAGCTTGGTGGTTCCACAAACTCGATTATTCGCAACATGGACAAGATGCTTGTCAAGCTACGCTCATTTGCCACCAATGTTGCCAAGCTATCTGGCATGGGCTTGAACTCTGCCCTGTTGCAACAGGTTATCTCTGCCGGACCTATAGCAGGTGCCAGGTTGGCCGAGGGGCTAGTCATGGGTGGTGCTGAAGGGCTTGCTGCTATCAACGCTGGCTACTCAGAGTTTGGGACCCTATCTGGCCAGATTGCAACGACAGGCACTAACAGCCTGTTCAACAGAGAGGCACAGCAGACTGTTTACAACATAAATGTAGACGGCGGTGTTGGTTCAGGCTCGACTATAGGTAAAGCTATCGTTGACGCTATCAAGGCTTACGAGCGTACCTCTGGTGCTGTCTGGCAGGGTGCATAGTGGCAGCCCCCTCAGTCAAAGTTGAGTTAGGTCTTGACCTTGGCCAGCGCGATCCCTTTGCCTTTGTCCTTGATGACCCTATTCGCGGTGTCTTAGACAACACAAGCTTTACCCTTGGTGGTGAGCGACTGTTTGACATCACCCCACGCCTTGTCACTACAACTGTCAGGCGAGGCAAGAACAATGCTCTAGATCGCATTGACGCTGGTATTACAACAATCACTGTTGACAACTCAGATAGAGAGTTTGACCCCCTATACGAGAACGGACCTTACTTTGGCCAGCTTGTACCTAGACGCTCGGTAAGAGTATCGGCCAATGACCTGCCTGTCTTTGTTGGCTTTATTGACGACTTTGACATCCAGTACGAACCAGGCAAGCAGTCTGTTGTCCAGATACAGGTGTCAGATGCCTTCTCTGTTTTGGCTAACTCAGGCCTTGAGGAGTTTACCCCAGACTCAGAGCTGTCCGGTGCTCGAATCAACACAGTCCTAGACAGACCAGAAGTAGACTGGCCAGCCGAGCTTCGGGACATTGACCCTGGCAACTCTGTAATGCTTGACGCAGATGTGGCTGAGGGCACTGGAACTCTTGAGTATCTGCAACTGGTAAGCAACTCTGAGTTTGGTACTTTGTTTCTGGCAAAAGACGGCAAGATTGCCTACCGCGAGAGAAACGCTGTACCTAACATTCCTGACATTGTGTTTAGCGATGAGATAGTTGACGGCGATTACACAGGTATTCAGTTTGCCGATGTCAACATTGTCTACGGCTCCGAGAACCTTTACAACCGAATCACCCTAGAAAACGCTGACCTTATCCCTGAGCAAGCCTTTGCCGAGGATCCTAACAGCCAGATTGTCTACGGCCCAAGAACCCTTACCCAGTCTGGCTTGCTAATTCAAGACCCAGCCCAGCTAGAGTTCCTTGCCGAGTTCCTGCTTGCCAGGTATAAAGAGCCTCAGTATCGCTTTGAAACTGTGACAGTAGTGCTAGACACAATTACCCCTGCCAACCAAGACAAGGTCCTAGATCTAGAGATTGGCGACATTGTGCTGGTCAGGTTTGAGCCTTCTGACATACCCCCAGCCATTGAGCAGTATTGCCGGATTATCGGTATCAACCATGACTGGAACCCCAACAACAAGAACATTAGCTTTAGCCTGGAACGCCTTGACTTTGCCATCTTTATCCTTGATGACGCTGTTTTGGGCCAGCTAGACAATGACCGCTTAGCCTACGAGTAGTAAACTAAAGACAACAACAAAGGAACCCTATGCCAAGAAAAACCTTTACCGCTGGTGAAGTCCTAGCTGCTGCTGATGTGAACCTGTACCTCAGCAACGAGGTGACACTAACAGCCTCTACAGCTACTACTTACACAGTGCTCACCTCTGACCGCTACAAGATCCTAGAGTTTGACTCTGCCTCTAACACCACAGTCAGCATTGGAACTGCCACAGCTTTCCAGGCTGGCGAGCGTGTAGACATCTTGCAGGATGGTGCTGGAACTGTCACGATCACCAGGGATGGCACAGTCGTAAGCCTTGCAGGTCGAGGAACCGCTGGAACCGCTTACAGGATTGGTCAGCGTTATGACGCTGTATCTGTTATCTGTGTAGCTGCTAACTCTTACCGCATTATTGGTAATGCAACGGCGGTCTAACCTATGCTTATTCCTTTTGGGATTCTTTCAGCAGCAGCATTGGTTGGTCGAGTAGCGGTTGCCGGTTATTTTGGTGGCGGTAGCACTGGCACTTTACAAACAACTGTCGATAAGTTCGCTTTTCCAGCCGACACTAGAAGCACACTTGCTACGGGACTTTCGGCAGCAACTCGGTTTCACGCTGCTATGTCCGACTCTGGCGTGGCTGGATACTTCGGCGGTGGACTTGCTTCAAGTTCGGTAACAACAGTCGACAAGTTTGCCTTCCCTGCCGACACTCGAACAACTCTTGGAACAGGGCTTTCAGCAGCAACTCTTGCTTTGGCAGCTATGGCAAACTCTGGAACAGCCGGTTATTTTGGTGGTGGAGATGACGGAGCCCGAACCACAACAGTAAACAAGTTTGCCTTTCCAGCTGATACAAGAACAACACTCGCGACAGGGTTATCCTCTGGTCGAGGTGAACTTGGCGGTATGGCAAACTTTGGTGTTGCTGGATACTTTGGCGGAGGTAATACTGGGTCAAGCGTCACAACAGTTGACAAGTTTGCTTTTCCAGCTGACACCCGAACAACTCTTGGAACGGGGTTGTCATCTGCCGCTATCGGTACTTATGGTATGGCAAACAATGGCATAGCTGGTTATTTTGCTCTAGGTTCTGTCACAGTAGCTGTCACGACAATAGACAAGTTCGCTTTCCCAGCTGACACTAGAAGCACCCTGGGAACAGGCTTATCTTCTACAAGAGCCTATGGAGCTGGCGTGGGCAATACTGGCGTTGCTGGTTATTTTGGTGGTGGGGATAATGGAGCAATTCGAATAGATACAGTTGACAAGTTTGCTTTCCCAGCCGACACTCGAAGCACACTTGCGTCAGGTTTATCCTCAGCAAGAAATCAATTAGCCGCTATGTCTAATGAGGGCGTGTTCTAATGTTTGACGAAATCAACAAAGCAATCGCAGAGGTTCAGCAGCCACGCTCACGCTTTCAATTAGAACGCTTTGTTTTGGGTCAGCACTCAACTAATGAGATGAAGTATTACCAAACTGTCTTAGAGCTACAAGACGCAATTTACAAATACAAGCTTGCCAAAATTGCTGTACAAAAGGCAGAACTAAAGATTGCCAGGCTTAGAGCAACAGGTGATGATCTAGACGAACTTAAAGCTCAAGAGGTAGAACTTGGACTCTCTCAAACTGGTTTTGCTATGGTGGGAGCAGAGCGAGAGATGAAGCACCTGTTCGAAATTTTTGAGAGCTTTACCCACAAATACACTCGCGAGGAAATCGAAGCAGCACAACCCGATTACTGGCAAGCAAGACTAACCAACAACGCTAGGGCTATGTTGATGGGTGGCTCAAGCGTGAATGCTTCTCACATTGAAGCTATGGAACAGGCTGGTGTACTTGACAGCTTTGTTGCTGAGGTAGAAAAGACAAAGAAAGAACTCGCATGAACTACGCAACTTGGAAACTAAACTTTACTGACCCTGAGTACGGAACTGGCCCAGAGGACAGAATTGCCGAGCTTGGCTTTGGTGCTAAGGGTGCTTGGGTTGCAGGACAAGTAGAAAACGGCGGGACTATTCTTGGGTATGTTACAGAGGCTCAGGACGAAGCAGAACTTACAACTTGGAACTTTACCAACATAACCGGAGCCGAAGCCCTAGAGTTTTGCCTTGCCATAAACCCAGCCGCATACCTACTTCCTGACGGCAGAATTACTGCACCGCTTGAAGAAACTACAATCTAGTGGCCGAGGAAACAACTGGGGTACGCATTACCCAGCAGATGATCTACCAAAAGCAGATAGAGATGAACGACACTCAGCTCAAGATGCTTGTCAAGCTAGACAACCTGGATGATGTGCCTGACAGGATTAGAGAAGTCGAGCTGTCTTTGGCTCGCCTAGCCTGGATTGAAAAGATTGCCTACACAGGCCTTGCTGCTGGTGTAGTTGCCCTTATTGGATCGCTACTAAACATGATTGGAAAAATGTGAAAACTAAACCTCAGATGCCCCTAGACGGCAAGTTCAAGAAGGACTGGAAAGTCACCTCACCTTTTGGTTGGAGAATGCACCCAATCGAGAAGCGTAAAAAGCACCACAACGGCGTGGATCTATGGGGACCAAAGCCAAAGATGTGGAACGAGTCCTGGCACGATGGCACTGTCATTGCTGCTGGAACCTCAAAGCTCAAGAACGCTGACGGCTCACTAGGTGGAGTGGGTTGGTATGTAGATGTACGCTCCAAGATAAACGGCGAGTGGTACACAACACGCTACGCTCACATGGTCGAGAACTCGCTGACCGTTGTAAAGGGTGAGAAGGTCAAGGCTGGTACTCGGCTTGGCATCATGGGCAACACCGGTGCCTCGGCTGGCAGACACTTACACTTTGAGATTTGCAAAGGTCGCTACCTACGCTGGACCGCTGACGGCTCAGGCTTTGTAGATCCACTCAAGTTTGTTAGAGCAACAATCGAGCAATGGGAACTAAAGCAATCAATCGCTTTGGCAACCCCAGACACAGGTGAAGTTCTACCTGCCCCGATTCACGAGCCAGCCCCAAAGCCAAAGGCTCCAAAGCCCCCACAGGTGAAACCCAAGAGTGCTAAATAGATTAGCCAAGAATAAAAGCCTACGACTATGGTTTGTGGGCTTTTTTTTATTCTTTATGGTCTGGCAACCTACCCCTGCCTATTCCGCTGAGGCTTGGGCAGTAGTCACCTGTCAAGATGCCTCTGGCACATCACAAGAGTTTACGATTGGATGGAACAATGAAAACAACTACTTCCTGGATAAAGGCAACATTCCCCAGCATTACTGCGAGGGTGGCTTTGCTGGTCAGTTCACCACTTTTGTTGGTGTTGTATCTAGTGACGGCACTGAGCTGGACCCTGCTTTGCTTTACCATCCTGGTTATCTTGCTCCTGATCCTGTGGCCCCCACTCCTAGCCCTGAACCTTTACCGCAAACTGAAACGACAGTAAGAACGGATGATGTTGAACGAACCGAAACAGTTGAACGCACAGAGGATGTTGCTCGCACTGAGGAAACTGTCCGAGAGCCTGAGCCTTTGGTTCCGGTGGCTCCCATAGCCCCAGAGCCTACCCCTGAACCAACCCCTACACCTACGCCAGAACCAGAACCTACCCCAGAACGCCCTGTAATCCCTGTAGAGCCCACGAAGCCCCCAGAGGTCATAACACCTACCCCAGAGCCTACCGAGCCCCCTACGAGCCCCACAGAGCCGACAATTCCAAGTGAACCTATGCCAGAGCCTACTTCGCCAGAGGAAACAATAAGCATCGAACTAGCGTTAGAGGCAGTCAGTAAACTTGTAGACAACCTACGCTCAATCGGGTCGGACCTTAGTCCAGAAGTACGAGAACAGGCACAGCAAGTAATTGTTGCGTCTGTAATCGTCACCCAGGTCGCTCTAGCAGGTAGGAAACCTTGAAGTTTATAAAAGACCAACTAGATCAGGTCTGGACCATCGTTGGCCTGAGCATTGCTTGGGTCGTACTTGAGGGCACAGCTAAAGACTTTGCAGGTTGGGCAATCCTTATCACAATCGCTATTTGGGCAGCAACTTACCCCCTACGAAAGGACTGACCTATGTGGTTAGACATCGCACGCAGAACATTGGCCGTAATCGTTCTAAAGGTCACAGGCATCTTTGTCGGTGGAGCAGTCATTGGGCTTGAGGTTATGCAAGCTGTTGCAATGGCAGCGTTTGCCGGCATCATCGATGTGGCACAGGAACTATCTCGGTCTTACCTATCGGACGGCGAGCTTGACCCAGAGGAAATCAACAAGTCCTTTGGCAAGATTGCTGACAAGACTGACAAAAAGGGCTAACCCCTTAGCTTCGAGCGTTCCTCAGCGGTAGTGCCACCCCAGATGCCTACCATCCCTGCTGATAGGGCATAGTCAAAGCACCTTAGCCTGACCGGACAGTCGTTGCAGACTTCCTTAGCTACGGCAATGAGCTTCTTACGCAGGTACACATCTGGCTCATCCTCTGGGAAAAAACACTCAGGTAGCTGGCTACACTCAACGCCCCCATTCTCAGAGATAGCGTGTTGCAGTTCTATGTATTTTCTTTCGAGCTGTCTTGTCATAGGGTCAATCTAGAGTAATCTCAAGACAAATAGCAAACCCACGCCGAGAGAGTTAGCGTGGGCTTGCCGACAAGGAAAGAGAGGGAAACCTTGCCAGTATCCAAACTACCAAGCGACATAAACGAGTTGCATGATGCAGTCCTACTCGGCGACTTTGCCAACGGATCTGATGAGTGGCACGCACTACGCAATGAGCCTGGTGCAGTCGGTGGGTCAGACATTGCTGCTATCGCCGGTCTAAGCACTTGGGAATCAGCAATCACTAAGTGGGCAAAAAAGACAGGTCAGATTCCTGATGAAGTCGAACCCAACATGAGCATGAAGCTCGGCACAAAACTTGAGGCACCTATCTTGGAACTGTTTGCAGATGAGCACCCTGAGTTGGAAATTTACGAAACAGGCACCTGGGCAAACAAGATGTACGACTGGGCAAGAGCAAACCTTGACGGACTTTACAAAGATGCTGATGGCAACTGGGGAATCATTGAGGTCAAGTTTTCTAGGGACTACTGGACACAAGTGCCACAGTCCTACCGAGCACAAGTGCTTTGGTACATGAAGGTGTTTGGAATTAGGCAAGCAAAGCTTGTAGCCCTTGCAGGGTCTAGCTACATGGAGTTTGACATTGAGTGGGATGAGTTTGAGGCACAAACACTTTGGGAGTCTGCTCTTAGATTCCGGCAAGCTTGCCTAGATCTAAAGATGCCTGACTGGGATGGGTCGAACTCAACGCTAGAAACTATCCGAGCACTTAGCCCTAACATCGAGGATGGAGAGGCTGACCTGGATGAGCTCGGGGTGCATTACTTCAACGCTGTGCAAGACGCAGAGAAGGCTAACAAGCTAATGACAGACCTCAAGGCTAGAGTTATCAAAGCAATGGAAGGTAAGAAGCGAGGCATCATCTACGGCGAGCACCTGCTCAGTCTCAGATCTAGAGCCGGTGGAGCACCTTACTTGCACCACGAGAAGGGTAAGTAAATGGCACAGTTCAACCTAAACGACTACGAAACAGTCGAGCAACGCATCAAGCGGTTCTACAAGGATAATCCTGACGGCAGAATCATCACCGAGAACCAGACAACGCTACAAGACCGACAGGTGAGCACTTGGGTAGTCATGGCAAGCGTCTACCTAAACAATGAAACCGACAAGCCAAAGGCAACTGGTCTGGCTTTTGAGGTTGATGGTCAAGGTATGGCAAACAAAACATCTGCACTAGAGAACGCAGAAACATCTGCTATCGGTAGAGCACTTGCTAACGCAGGATACTCAGGCAACAAGCGAGCCAGCCGAGAGGAAATGGCCAAGGTTGCAAGGGATAAAAAACCAAACGCAACTGCTAGAGATTGGCTTGCAATGGCAACAGAATTAGGCAATGACCTTGATGGTTTACGCTTGCTATACAGCGAGGCCAAGACTGGTGGGGCTGACACAGCAACGCTAGACAAGATCAAGGAAATTGCAAATGGACTATCAGGCTCAAAGGATTCTGCTTAGTTCCATACTCGAAGTGCAAGAGTGTCTGCATGAGCAATACGAGAAGGGTGAGCTAGACATCCTCACCGACTTATGGCGATTACAAAGAGAGAAAGCTAGAAGGCTAAGAGATGGAAATTATTACACCAGGCCACATAGTCCAGGAGCTACAACGCCTGACCAGCGAGATGGACAAGGGGGCTAACGCTCTCTACGATGCTGAGTGCAAGATGGCAGATGCCGAGGCTGCTTATGACAAGGCAGTGTCTTTAGCCTTTATCAACAACTCTGGGACTGTTGCAGACCGACAAGCTGTGGCTAAGTTGCAGGCAGTAGAGGAAAAGCTAAAGGCTGACCTAGCCAAAGCCGAATACAACAGGGTCCGAACCAAGCTAAAAACCCTGTCAGACCAAGCCACAATGATGGCTGTAATCAGCAAAAATGTCGAAATACAGTGGAAACACGCCTAGCTGGTAGCCTACTTGGGTGATTGCCGAAACCTGCTCATGTGGGGCCAAGTTCAGGACCGATGAACCTGAGCCGGTCAAGCTTGTCCGAGAGTGGAGAAGAAAACACACCTGCCAGGAGAGTGCACCAGAGTTGCGTGACATCGAAACCACAAGCATCATTGGCTTTAGTGCCGATTACAGAGGCACCGGACTAGATCTACCTGCTAAAAAATACGACCCTTGGGAAGATGATGAATAAAAAAAGCTTCCAAAAGTTTATAGATCGCGACAAGTGTTGCTCACACTGTGGGACCACCGATGACACGCTTATCCCACAGCATCGAGCCAACAGAGGCATGGGTGGCAGTAGAGCCCTAGACAGACCTAGCAACATCATTGTGCTTTGCAGTGCTGCCAACTTTATGCTTGAGTCCAACGCTAGGTTCGCCGACCTTGGCAGAAAGTTTGGCTGGAAACTAGAGCGACACCAGGTGCCAGAGTTTACCCCTGTTTACATGGGTGACGGCTGGTGGCTGTTAGATAACGACTTCAACAGGACACCAGTGCCAAATGATGACATCGAATACTTTTAGGGTGCTAAGGTAAAACCATAACTAAATAAAAAGGCCCCCCTGAGATAACTCAGAAGGGCCGATACCAACAACCGAACTGTTGGCATCCTTACTAATCATAGTGTGCCGACTCAGCAGAGAAAGGCACATTTTATGTTTAACTGGGAGAACAAAACACTCGCCGAGGTACTAGCAATGTACGGCGGCAACATCTTTATGGCTGAGATGGATTACCGAGCTATGGGCTTGACCCCTGGCGATTGGGTAATGCTGGTTAAAGAGGGCTACGATAACAGAGTCGTAAGCCCAACAGTCATGATGCTGATGGCTGAGAGAGCAGCAGCAAGATGAGCATTGAAGCAGTATCCCTAGTCCTAAACAATTCGAGAGCTACCGGCAGAGCCAAGCTTGTGTTGTTGGGCATTGCTAATCACCTGGGAGATCATGGTGCTTGGCCTTCTATCTCTACTCTGGCAAGATACGCCAACGCCTCAGAGCGTTCGGTCAAGCGTGACATCCAAGAACTTGTCGAGCTGGGTGAGCTAAAAGTTGAGCTCCAAAACGCACCGACAAAGACCCAATACAAGACCAACCTTTACTGGATAACGATTAGCTCAGGGGTGACAGATTCAGCATCAGGGGTGACAGACTGGGTAAGCAGGGGTGACAGCTCAGGTAAATCAGGGGTGACACCTGTTGGCACGCAAAACATCAATATAACCATCAAAGAACCATCACTTAAAAGCGACCTTGAAAGTTTTGAAACATTCTGGTTGTTGTATCCAAAAAAGGTAGCCAAAGCTGATGCCATAAAAGCTTGGAAACAAGCAACAAAGAAAAAAACCGCTGATGAGTTGATTGGACTTGTCAAGGCTTACTCTGAGAGCAAACTACCCGACCAGCAATACATTCCCTACCCAGCATCCTGGCTCAACAAAGGACTCTACGAAGCAGTAGAGAACGATAAACCTGCACCGGCAAGCAAACCTATCTTTGGCAGAATCAAGTGAGTGAGTTCGAGCAGTTAGTTATCGGCTCTGTCCTGCTAACAAACGGCAAGGCACTCGATGACCTAACCCTCACAGGCAAGGACTTTGACGATCTCGGACACGAGAAAATCTACACAACAATGCTTGAGATGAAGCAAGCTCGCCAGCCGATAGATGTCATCACAGTCGGGGCTATGCTGCCTAAGCTTGCCAGCTACCTGCACGACTGCATCACAGCAACACCGACTGCTGCATCTGTTGGCTACTACGCCGAGCGAGTCATCGAGGAAGTCACCAGGCGAAAACTTGCTCATGCCGGTCAAGTAATCAACATGAAGGCCCAGCATGAGGACTTGGCAACAGTTATAGATCAAGCCAAGAAAGAGATTGACAACCTAAGTGATCGTAACACAGCCAGCCGACCAAGCTATGTCAGCGATGAGCTAATTCCTTACCTTGATGAGATTGACAAGCCAAAGAACTATCCACTGAGTCCTTGGAAAGACCTCAACGACATCCTTGGGGGTTTTAGACCAGGTGCTCTTTACATCATCGGTGCTCGACCTGGTATTGGTAAGACCATAGTTGGCTTGCAGATTGCTTGGGAACTATCGAAGCAAGGTCCGGTCAGCTTTCACAGCCTTGAGATGGGCAAGTCAGAACTCTACAACCGAATCATCTCGATGGAAGCTGAGGTTTACATTGGCAACATTGAAAAGGGCAGACTCAAAGACATTGACTGGGACAAGATTGCAAGAGCTAAGG